GAGGTACCACTTGTACCTGATGTACCGGAAGTACCAGAAGTTGAATTTGTAGTGTAAATATCTCCAGAAGAAGTATTATATGCTAAAATAACAGCTTGGTTAGCTACATTTGTTATACTTCCAGTAGCAATTCTCATTGTTCCTGAAACATTTAAAGAACCTGAAATTACTATATCATATGATCCAGTTCCATTTAAGGCATTTATTGGTCTTAAAACGTGAGCTGGTTCTATTATACTTCCACTCGCTATTCCTGATGTACTTACTTGTGCCATTTTATTCTATTGGTATATTAATAAATATTTAAATTATTCTACTACAGTTTCCTTAAATACGGTTCTAGTTACATTATAAGATTTTGGATTTGGTCCTGCCATAGCTGCATTTATACCCGTAGGTATTAAATATCCATTTACTAAGACATTCATTGTTGATCTATTAGCTCTATCTGAACCACTTTCAAGTAATATTGGAGTATTAAATGTATCTATATTCGCTCTAAACAAAAATCTTTCAGGATCCCCCCAATACGAACGAGCAGCAAATTCAATACCTTCTATTATTTCGTTTGCTTGAGTTGTATAATCTGTAAAAATAGACAATGTATAATTTAAATCAATATAATCAGGAATTACACCTAAAATATAAGATTTTTCAACTTTTTGATTTCTTAACACATTAAAATTATCATATATATTATTTTGAGAATATTGAGTTTCAAAATATTCTATATTATTTACTCTATTTCCATCTAATTTATTTCCTAAAGTATTATTTTTTGTAAAATTCTCTCTTTTAATCATAACAAGAGGAACCATAGTTTTACCATTTCTATCTCTATAAAAACCATCAGCTTGCATAGATTTCCATCTTTCAGGAGAACCATATATTACTGGAACTTGGATTTGTTTATTATTTAAAGTAACTGTTGGTTTAATTACATTTTCTAAATAGAAAACCATTGCACTATCAATATCTTCTAAACCTATAGAAAATGTTTTATTAGTTTTATCATCTTTTAATGAAATTTGAGTTGCTCTGTTAAACTCAGGTTGACCTGGTTTTAAAATAGTAGAAGCAACATCATTTGGATTACCAGCAACTTCTTCCTTTGTATCCGGATTAACATAGACATCAGGCATTTTAGCCATGAATTCTCTTCTCGTATATGGTCTAGGTTTAAATTCCATTATAATCTTTGTTCTTTAATACCCCATTTTTCTGGTCTTGACCAGTAACATTGTGCTATAATTGAATGACTTTCTCCAAAGTCATCTACTGTTTCACTATAAGGATAATCAGGATCTTTACCAACTACTAATTGATTTTCAACTAAATTATTTACTTCATAATAATCTTCATTCCATAATATTACATCTCCAATTTCAGGAACTACATTAGCTTGAACTAAATCATATCTAAAAAATCTAGCTTCTAATGTTCTATTTCTATCTACTCCAAAGTCATCATTTGTTTCAGTTTGGGCCCCTCTATCCAATAAACATTTAATTAAAACAGGGCCTACTAACGTTTTACTTTGCGCTTCGCCATAAACATTATCAGGTGTATCATCAAGTTTTACCTTGTAATATCCGACCTGTTGTTCGATGATTTTATGTAGTAGTTCAGTATTTAAACCTCTGAATAATCTAACATCTCTTGCTTTTCCGTATAATGCCATATCATGCTATATATATTGGGATTGGAACTTGATCTAATGTAGTGGCCATAGCAGTGGCTTCCTCTGCTTTACGTTGTAATTGAGCTCTTCTAGAATTTTCATCTAAATCAGCTCTTAATTTTTCAATTAAAGCAGCTTTCATTTCAGTTGCAGAAGAAATTAATGTATCTTGATTTAAAGTAACTTCGGCTCCTGGAATAGGAACTTGGGAATATTTACCTCTAATATATCCTAATAATTCTTTAGCTAAAGCTAAAGTATATTCAAATACCCAATATCTACCTGGGGCATTAATGAAATCATAATTAGGATTTTCATAGGGTACATTAGACATATCTGTTACTAAATTGCTTCCAGAAAATGGTGCTCTTATAGGAGAATTTCTTTCTTCAACTAAAATATATTGAAAACGTAAATGTCCTCCATCTTCTTTTGGAATAGGAAATATTCTTAATTTATTATTTACTAATTCAAATGAAAAAGCTGATCTTCTAATTGTATCATTTAATTCAATAGCTTGAATTACAGAAACATCATAATAAATAGGCATTAATAAGAAATTAATCGCTGGGGAATAATTTCCAAATCCAAATACATCTAATAATTGTTGAGAACCATAACCCGTACCCGCGTATGGATCAAAATATCTTACAATTGCAGGAGTATTTTCATAAAAAACACGTTTTATTTCAATTGAACCTGTAATTCCTTGATCATTTTTCCAATCATTTAAATCATAATCTTGTTGATTACAACTCATTGTAACTGATCCTGTATACCAATCTATATATCCTCCGGCTCCTACTTCTTCTCCATAATCTTCTGCTATTCTAACTATATTACCTAAATTTGGTTGAATTACTGATTGATTTAATTCAGAGCCAGTACTGAAGGCTTCTAATGAAATAAAATTATTTCTTATTTGATATAAGTAAAGTTCATTACCATATGTAGTTACTGCTTCTTCAAAACAAGCATAAAAAGATCCACTACCCATTTCGATATCAACCGTAGGATATCCTAATCGTTGAGCACAAAAGGATGCTACTTTATCGGCATCTGTTTTAAAATCAGCCTCATTATCATAAAATCCAAATGGAGTTTGACCTGGAGTAAAATTTGAGGTTCCTGTCCATATTATAGGTGATTGTTCTGCCATATTACTTTATATATAAATATTTAATAATTATGTTGTTGCAATTATATATTCTACTTTAGCACTACTACCAGATGGTTCAACTTTTAATGAAGCTATATCTCCATAAGTAAATACAGCGTCACTACCTGATAAAATACTTCCTGTAATATTAGAGGTAGATAACATAAAAGATCCACCTGCATCAATTTTAAAGTTTAGTTGTTCAGTTGAAGAAGAAACCTTTAAATTTACTGGAACTGTTGTAGAATTATTACTTACTCTAGCATATTTTAAGCTACTTGTTAAAAATTGTCCCGCACCTACAGTATCTGATAATGAAAATATAGTAGTTTCTGATCCAGAAGATGTATTTAAAATTCTATTATCGGTATAATTAATTCCTGATATTGTTTTTGAGACTTCAGATCCTCTTTGAACACCATTTAATGATATTTGTTCTTGTATTTTTATGATAAAATCGGCCATAAGTAGTATTTACTATAAATATTCAAAATTTAATGATAAAATAAAAAAACCCACCATATAGGTGAGTTTTTATTTAAAATTATTTCAACTATCTATTATCTTAAAATAGTAGTTCTTGTTGTTGGTTCTGAATTTTGTGCAGCACCATAAGTCAAATCTACTCCTTCTTTATCATCAGCATCTATAATATGACCACCAACTCCAGGATATGTAGTATATCCAGCTTTTTCTTGTGTCCAAAGTGCATTTGGAGGGAATGTTAAAGTATCATTCGAACCTGTAATAAATGCAGCTGAATTTATAGTAATTCTTGAACCTGAATTTTTGCTACCAAAGAAACCATCTGGTAAATCTAAAGTATCACCTTCTGTAACGTAAATACCTGCAAATCCATTTCCACCTGGTAAAGCTCTTAATGCAGTTAAAGCAAGTGATGGATTAACTGTACCTGAAACTATCCATACAGCGGATGATGAAGGATATAATCTATTTGAAGATGAGAAGAAAGCGGATGCTGAGAAACTTCCACTATAAGAACCTGAGTTTAAGTTTGTAAATGTAGATCCCCCATCTTTACCAGAGGCAGTAATTTGACTAGCCATAGTTAAAGCATCAAAACCATCATCAGTATCATTATCTCCAGTTGTTGAACAAGCGATAAATGTAGATGTAATTTTAAATGTTTGGCTATTATTTCCTTGACCTGTAATATTTAATACATCTATTGTATCAATTGGATTACTAAATGGATTACCATTACCATCTATAGTTTGATCAGCAGCTAATTTAAAAGAATCTGCTGTTGAATCTGTATTTTCTAGTACATAATAAACTCCTCCATCTGTAAGCCCTGTAGCTACTGTTCCACCTTCTGCTGAGTATTGAACTAAATTACCTCTTTTAAATAAATTAGTACCACCAGTATATTCAATTGCATTTGTTTCTGTATCAATACCACTAGTTGGAACTACTATTGACATAGAATCTATATTAGATTGAGAATAAGCAAAAATTAGGGCATCATCTGCAACGGATTCATCAGTATAACCAAATATTACTTCTGAATTTACACCACCACCATTTCCATCATTATTTGCAATATAAGCTGGAACTCCTATAGCATCTGGATCTACTTCAACCTCTCTATCAAATAATATTACTACTTCAGCTTGATCAACTAAACCTGTAAATCCAGTCATGTATCTATAATATTGAGTTGAACCAGCACCAGCTGTTCCTATAAAGTTAGTAACATTTAATATTTTAGCGTTAGTACCACCACCACCAGCTCCTGCACCTGCACCAGCTGATCCTCCTTGAGCATTTATTAATGCTTCGTTATGGGTGTTTATTTGACGAAGACTTTCTTCAATCATTACAGTTTGAGCTAGTAAAAGTTTTTTATAAAGCTCAATAGCTTTGTCTTCAGCTAATTCTTTATTTTCATTTAGATTTCTCCAGGTTTTCCAATCTGGTAAGTCTGTTGTGAAGTGTGCCATATTTTTTATTGCTTAATTCTACATCGATAAATATATATAGAAAACAAAAAACCCGCCTTAATAGACGGGTTTTCTTAATTAAAAGTATTAGTGTTAACTAAAACGTTATTATATTACGTTTAAGTCAGCACAAAGTACTTTTCCATAGAATTCAGGTCTCACCATTTTCTTAGCGTATCTAGTCATAATACCTTTTCTTGGAGTGAAGGTATTAGGATCGTACACTAGAGGTGTCATGATTAATGGAATATATGGAGCATAAACTGCACCACTTTCTAGGAATTGGTTTCCTCTAAATCCTAATAAGATTGTATTTTCAGTCATATAAGGATTTTTGTACACTTTGTATCTGCTATTTAATGCACCAACTTTCTGTACACCAAAGGCGTAAGTAGCTTTTGCAACATCTCCATCACTATCAGCAGCGAATCCTGGAATAGATTCTAATACTGTAGCAACAGTTGGAGAAACAACCATAAAGTTTGCTCCACCTCTTAATGTTCTAGCGTGAATTTCATTACTTACTTTTTGTAATTTAATTCCAAGTGTTTGGAACCAGCTCATTTGAGTATAGTATACACCAGATGTGTTAGAGTCGAATGCTGTACCAGCAGCATTAATTTGTTCTCCAACTTTAGCTGACCATACTTCTTGTATAGGAGCGTTTTCAATTAACATTGAAAGAATTTCAAGATCAATTTCCAATGAGATGTATTCTGAAAGAATTGAAGTCAATTCAGCTTCAGCATCTAGACTATGGAATGCATTTAAATCTTGAGAAAATTCTGGCGTCCATTGAGCTTTTAGTTTTCTAGTTTTCGCAGAAATAGTTTCTGATCTTAACTGAACATTGATATCTGGGATAACGATATTAGGGTTATCACAAGAATCACAACTTTCACTTGATAATGAGTTAGGAACAGCGTTATCACTACCTGCCTCAAAGTCACCTCTTGAATTGAAAGATGTTTTGTGGCTGTAGAATACACTACCTGTACCATTAGCTAAGTGAGCAGCAGATGCACTAAATACAAATTTAATAGCTCCACCTGATTCAGTAGCAACTGTAAATGCTGGTAATTGAGCAGCAATTGTTGCTTTTTCACCATCAACAGAAGCTGAAGCAAATACAAATGCTTGTACTGCGTCCATATCAGTTAATGAATCATTTAAGAATAAAGATCCTGTTTGAACTGTAATAGTTTTAATTGCGGCAATAGTATTACCTACAACAGCAGCAGCCGAAGCTGAATATGTTGAATCAAAATTTACATCTTTCCAAGATCCTGATTTTACTACAAATCCATTTGAAGCTGAGAATTGGTTCATTGAGTAACCATATCTTCCAGCACCATATAGACCACCTGAAGCTGCGTTACCGAAGTTTTCAGTTATATCACCATAAAGTGATTGTCCATTTGTAAATGGTTTTTTAGTATCACCATACTGGAAATCTAGATAGAATACTAGACCTGCAGGTAGAGACATTGGCTGTACAGAAACGAATTCTTTAGCAGCGATTTGTCCAAATACCTTACGTACAAGTGGTAATGCTACAGCAGCATATTGTCCACCTGTTCCGTCAGTCCAAGATCCACCAGTACCAGTAGTTGAAGCTTCAACAACAAGTTGTTTAGCTTGGTTTTCAAGCATGATCGCCATGTTAGACTTATCAGTATCGTTACTGATCCCTTCAAGCAATCCTGACTTATTCCACTTTCCAGCAAGTTTAGCAGCATCTTTTTGTACTGACTTGTATGGATTAGCGGTTTCTAATAGTTGATTTACTACGTTTGACATTTTTTAATTTTTTAATAATGTTAATAATTAAATTAGTTGATTATACCAGCTAATTTTTGCATTCTAGCAACAAAATTGTCTCCTTCAACAATAGGCTGTTTAGCTTTAGGTGCTACTCCTGCTGCTTTAGAAGCAAATCCTCTGTTTTCTTGGATTGGCTTTTTAGCTACTGGTGTAATTGCATCTTTTATTGTTTCGAAGATATTTTTTACTTCTTTAACTGATTCTGCACGGTCGAATGCATTTATTACTTTGACTTTTTGTGCTTCAGTTAGAGTTTTATTGCGGAATAGTTTGTTTACATATAGAAGTTTAGCGTTTAAAAGATTAACTTCGTTAAGCTCTGATTTTAAAGTTTTGATAACATCAATAGCTTCATTTAATTCAGCTTGAGAGTTATCTTCTTTCATATCATCTTTATCATCTTTTGCTTCGTCCATTTCATCTTTTTTCTTTTCGGAAATTTCGATTTCTTCTGTATCAGAAGTCATTTCAATTTCTTCTTCGCCTTCATCTTCCATATCACCACCCATTACGTCAGTAATAACGTCACGGATAATGTCTCTTAGTTCATCAACAGTAATTTCACCGACTTCATCTTCGTCATCAGCTTTACCAGCTTCTTTGCCTTTTTCGTATTCATATTTGTCTACGTCGGCTCTTTCAGCTTCAGATTCTTCGTTTGTTACTGTATCTTCTTGAACTTGAGCTTCAGCTACTTTTTGATCAGCAGCTTCTAGTTCTGCAAGCAGTTCATCTAGGTCGATTTCTTCGATTGATCCTTCTTCGTATTTCTCTTTTTCTATTTTTCGAGTAACACTTCCGATGGAAGAATCTCTTTTACCGTCTAGATAACCTTCCTCTTCCGCATCTGTTCTAGCATCTTCATCCATATCGTCCTTAGATTTCTCTTCGTCCATATGTTTGTCAATACCTTTCAGTGCTTTTTTAACATCTTTTTCAGCATCTTCAATTCCATCTTCATAGCCTTCTTCTTCCGCATCTGTTCTAGCGTCTTCATCAAGGTTTTTGTCGATTTTTTTCAGAGACTTTTCGATGTCCGCTTTGGCGTCTTTGATACCATCTTCGTATCCTTCTTCCTCAGCGTCAGTACGAGCATCTTCCTTTACAGATTTTTCATCTGCATCGTGTTTTGCTTCGTCCATTTTCTCGTCTTTGTCTTTAGCTTCATCCAGGTCTTCGCTCTCTTCTTGAAGTTTTTTCTCAAGCATTGATTGAATTTGTGGAGTGAAAGCTTCTTCCAATGCTAGCTTAGCGTTTGCAAGAGCCGTTTCACGGATCTCCTTAGCTTCAGCAACAGCATCGTTGAAAAACTTAGTGTTTGACATTGTAAAAAAAATTTTTGATTGGATTACTTATTAGGGAAGTAATATAGGGTTTTATATCTTGAGGGAGATATTATTAGAAATATCTATCTTATCTGTAGATAAATATATAAAAAATTAAGAAAAATGAGGAGGATTTAACGGAGACAACAAATTCCTGACTGAGTGCAAATTATGTCAGATACAATTTCGTTTAATCTATCGTATTTTGATTTTGATTTTGGAGTATAGCCTTCATTTAAGCCAATAGGTTTAACAAATGCACCATGGGTTGATGGAGTTGATACAAAATCCCAACATAAAAGTTCGAAATCATCTTGTACCTCTACTCTACCTTCACCTAATGGTTCAACTGAACCCATACCTCTTGAAGATATACCAACTGTAATAGCATTATTAAATAACTCTCTTAATATATTTCCTGAAGGAGTAGGTAATACTTCAATTTTACCCATTAAATCATTTCCATCCCACCATAATTGTTTAATATTATGAGATGCATTTTTTAAGTTAATTACTGCTGATTCTGGGTGGTCTAATTCTCCTAATGCTCTGTTTTCAGCAATAGGACCTTCAATATATTTATCAACTTCTTTTTTTAAAACTTCATATGGGTAAGTTCTCCCATTATGGTTAAATTCTTCAGCACGTTGAACAACTCCTTCAACGACCATATTTTTACTCCCTGTAACTCCTTCGGTTATTTGAGATTTATTTGGAGTGAATACCGAATATTCTATTAATAATGATTTAGCCATTACCTAATTGATCAATTTTTATCTGCTATTGTAATATAAGCTTTTGGATCTTTTTTCTGGAGGCGAAGAGCTGCTTCTTCATCAGGAGCTTCAATAGTTTCTAATTCTAATTTACGAGCTTCTACTCTATCTTTTAATTCATTTACATCTACACCATATTTTTTAGCATATCTTTCATAAATAGAATCATGAGTTTGCCCTAATTCAGCAATTTTATTAGTACTATCTTCAGTTACATCTCCACTACCATCTACATCATACTTGTCAGCATACATTGTATATGTGTCTTCATTTAGGAAATTTGGAGACTTATTTTCTTTTATAATTTTTCCTGTTGTTTTTTTTAAATCTTCAATTGACTTTTTATTAACTTCAATATCATACATACTGTCACCTTCCATTTGGTAACCTACCATTTTTTGATAATATTGTGGGTCTTTTGTAAGATTTTTTAATACTTTTTTAGAAGCTTTTTTAACATTACCTGTATTCAGTTCTTCTTCCATCCAATCTCCTACAGCATTATTAGCCATGTTTAATTCTACCTCCATTCCTCTTTGATATTCATATGGATTAACCATATCAATAGGTTTAGCGATAATTTCAACGCCATCTTTATAAGATTCTTGTATGGATTCTCGATCTATAGGATTATAATTCGATGTTTCTTGTATTTTCTTATGTAAGTCTTTTAATTCCATGTATATAAATATTTATCTCCCTTGGCCTCTGTAAGCTTTGGTATAATTTCTACTATTTTTTGATTTCGATGTTTTAGTTTTAGCATGAACACCTGGTCTTTTTACTTTTGGTTTTTTATTATATGCAGAACTACCTATAAATCCTCGCGCCACTACTCAGTTAATCCTTTTATTCGGTTATTTAATTCAGTTAATTTTTCTGAGATGTTGCTAAGTGCATTTCTAGTACGTTTTAAATATGACATACCTTCATTACTTTGTTTTAATTCGCTTTTCATTCTTTCAGTATGACCAACGATTTTTAACATTTCATTCATTCTTTGTCTAATTTCTTTAACTGCCCTATGTATTTGTTCAGTAGGGGTACGAAGTTTAGCTTCTTTTTTAAATCTAGAATATCTTACTTCATTAATTATTCCTTCTAATCTATAAGTTCTAGGATTTTCTATAGCATCAACTAAAATATCTAATACGTTTTCATCTTCAATTCTCATAATTGCATCTATTATAAAATCATTACCCAGTTCTGAAAGCATATATTGTAGTTTTCTTTTTGCTACTCCTAATTCTTCAGTTATATTTTCATTAAATGCTCTTTTATAAGCATCTGGGTATTCGTTTCTAACATGGGTTCTATATCTATTAAATAGAGTTCTTACATCATCATTAATATTATCAATTTTTTCGTCGTCTGTTTTTTTAGCTAAAGTATTTAAAAAAGATCTTAATTCTTTAAATTCATTAAATACTTTTTCAAAATTAGGAAGATAATCAACTTTCCATTGAATTGCTCCTGTAGTTTTATCTATATCAGAAACAGTATATTTTACTCCATCTTTAACATCAACATCTCCTATTTTAAGTTTATTTTTTTTATCAGCAAATTTAGCTAATTCTAAAACATTAGCCGCATCTAATGAATCCATATCAATCCCAGTATTATCACCTGCCCATGCTTGGCTATCAGTCATATCTTTTATAGGATTATATTTTAAATATTTTTGATAATGTTCTTTTGCTTCACCCCATAGTTGAACATAATCGATTGCTTTAGATTTACGATTTGGAATTGATGGACTTGGTGTAAGAAAAGGTTCAGAAACTTTTATTTGTTTTTTAACATCAGGTGTTTTAGCTAAACCAAGTTGGCCTTGTCTTAATTTAGACCAATCTTCATTTCTTTTCTTTTTAAATGCTTTTGAAGTGGCATATTGTCCACCTATACCCGGTGCAAAGGAAGCACCAGTACCAGTAGTGCTCATTTCTTTTTTTAATCCTTTAACTTTTAGTTTTTTCATGCCGTCTCTATTTCCTTAGAAAGTTCAAGATATTGCAATAAAGCAACTAAATGGTCATCTTTTAATTTCCTAGTTTTTAATATAGGATTAATTAAGTTTATAACTTCTTGGATTTTTATTTTGAGAGCAGGATTCTTTATTTTATCAATGTTTTCATTTAAAACTTTAGAAATAATAGTAAATTTATTATTTAAAAATTTTTTTAATTTGGGAGCATCCGTAGCACTATTAATGTATTCTTTTAATACTTCTTTTTGATCTTTAGTTAATTTATCAAATTTTGTATTATATTTTTCTAACATTATTTTATATGCTAAAGAACGCGTACCTTTATCCATTTGAGTTAATTCTTCAACTAAAGGAGATAAAGATAATTTAGAATCTGGGTTTGAAGTAATATGTTCTAAAATTGTGATTTTAGATGTTATAATAGATTCTGGATTCCCAAATTTTGTATTGTTAACAGATTCAAACAATATATAAGTTGAAGCTAAAAGTTTATAGTTTTTAATTTTAGCCCCGAAAAAATCACTAATATCAAAATTATTTTTAATTTCTTTAATTAGATTATATTTTTCCTTTGAAAGTTTATCTCTATCTAATTTTCTAGACAAATCAAGTATAGTAGATAATACCGATTCGGCTTTACCTTCTGATAGAGAAATTGATCTGTTAAGTGTTTGGTATAATTTATTTTCGTTAGCTAGTTCACTTTTAGTAAAATATTTTTTCACTAAACTTGCTGCCTTTGAATTACTATTAGACATAGTATCCGATGTAATCTTTCTAACTAATAGTTCAAAAAGAACGCCGGTATTTTTATACTTGTTATGTTTTATCTTCATAAGTAGTGCGCTACTGGCTATAAATATTGTAATTATTCTATTTCTTCACGTATTTGATCTTCATCTAATAGATTCTCTTTTTCAAATAAAGATACTTTTGATTTGGGGAACATTTTCTTTAAAGTATTCTCATTTTGAGCATATATAGCTCGTGTAGAAAGATTATCTGGTTTTTTATTTGATTCATTTAGTCCAGGTCTATCTTCTGCTTGATCGGATGATGTCATTCTACGTGCACCTGTTGGATCTTTACCAAAATTACTATCTTGTGATCCATAATCTGATGGACCTTCAACAGGTCTTCCTTGATCTAATACAGTTTCAGGATAATTTTTATCAGTAACAGCATAACCTGATGGAACACCTTTACTTCCTGGGTATCTTCCTGCGCCATATAATGAAGCTAATGAATGTGGTGTACCATAAGCTTCACCAGATTCAGCAGGATCATTTCCTTCTGTTTCAATTTGATTTTCTCTAAATCTTCGTTTTTGATCTTCAATAATTAAATCTCTATATTCTTGATATTGATCTTCACTAAAGTGGAAAATATTATCGTAAATCCAATCAGTAGGCATTAATTTTTGTTCTATCATATTTCCAGCTAATTCTACTTTTTCTTTCATCAATGCTATTCTCTCTTGATCATATATGATAGATGGGGTAGTTAATGAAAGTTCAAAATTAGTTAATGAACCACCATCGTACCCTTGTGCATATAGGTGTACTAATGCTATTTTTGTTAATTCAGATAACATTATTTTCTGTATACGTTCTACTGTACGAGCAAATCTAATATCTTCAGCAGCTAACGTTGCTTTACCTTCTACATCACCTTCGTATCCTAAATAAGCTTTTGGAACTTTTAAAGCAGCAAATAATTTATCTCTTAAATATGTTACATCTTCAATTGCAGCATAATCTAAACCTTTTGTTGTTTCTATTCTTGTTGTTGCATCTCCACCTCTAACTGGAATATAGAAGTCTTCTAAGATGTTCTGCATATTGAATTTTAAATTGTATTCACCTGTTTGTGGATCAACATAAGGTGTTTTTTTCATTTTATTAATCATTCTTTGCATATATCCTTCTACTTCAGCAGGTGGTATATTACCAACATTTACAAAGAATGTTCTTTTTTCTGGGGCTCTAACTATTCTATGGATTAACATTGCGTCTTCCATTAATGTCATTTGTTTCCATATTTTACGAGCTGGTTCTAGATATGATCTACCATAAGGTAAATAGTTAAAATCTGATAATAATCTAAAATGAGCCATTTCATAATTATCAAATATTACTTCATCACCAGTATTAACACCCATACCAGGAGATAAAACTTGGAAACCTAATGGATTTTCAGAAACTGAATAACTTGGGTCATATTTAAATTTAACATCAGCTGGATTAGCTGGGTCTGATCCTTCTACTCTTATTATTGTATATGAAGAAAATGGAACAACATTATATACACCAAATTTTTCAGAAATTTCTAATTTTAAATAAAAATCTCCATACTTTAACATATTTCTAGTCCATGACCATAAATTAAATTCAATATTTAATACATCATAAAATAAATTATATAATATTTTTTGTATTGTTTCATCAGCAGAACGAATTTGTAATACTTCGTTCATATCATTTCTTAAAGTAGATTCATCAGACACAATATCTAAAGTTGAAGCAACAATAGAATCAGTATCCATAGCTTCATAATCAGTATATAGTTGAATTCTAGTAGATGGGTAATTGACTTGCATCATCATATTGTAATTCAAGCCACCTGTAGTACTATATAACTTATTAAATCTGTCGTATAATGAATTTGTTTGTAATTGTCCTAATGATTGTATTTGTTCAGAATCTATTACTTTTAATTGGTTTCCTCCTACGTTTCTAATTACTACGTCGGTAGAAAATAATCTTCTTAATCTACTAAATAATGATGTATCTGCCATTTTGTGTATATATGATAAATATTAATTACCCCAATAACCAAGAAATATCCTCTTTGTTACCATGTGGATTTTCCATTTCATAAGGGTTTTTTAACTGGTTATTTCCTGAATAGATATTTGGTGCGAGATGATTTGTTGAATGTATTCCTCCTAATGCTGCTCGTGCCATATCTATACCTTGTTGTTGGAAATGTAAAGCTGTGTCTCTTAAAAATACTCCTATACCAAATGCCATAGTTAAATCATCGTTATAACCAGGTAATGCTTGTGCTTTTCCATGTTTCCAAACAAATGTTCTTAATTCTTCTAACAGTCGTTTTGAACGAACTGTCACTGATTTTTCGTGAAGGTACGAAACCATTTTGGAGATGACAAGTGGTCTTGTCCTCATTGATGTAGTAAAGCCAGGAACCATACCTTGCCCATTTTCATATTTGTGTAAATATTGATCAGCATTAGACATTGCTACATCCATTTTTGGAGAATAATATAAATTACGATATCCTCTATCTATTAATTGTTGTATTACAGCCCAACCTATATTTGCATTTTCAACTACTAACAATGCATCATTGTATTCAGTGGCTATAGAAAATAATACATTTCCATAATCTTTAGTACCAATTTGGGCTTTAAATTCAGCTACTTGTGT